CTACTGAGTTGTTAGCTAATGCTCGTTGTTTTTCATCTTCCCACCAAGCGCCATTCTTGGCGTTACGCATACGTTCATCCGTCAGATTTGACAAGGAGATCAGAGCACTGCGTCGTACACCCCCTACTACTACAATTTGAGCAATCTTGCATACTAAGTCATGGCATTCTACGGAGTTTAATCTACGTCCAGCTGCTTTCTGAAATAGCTCGATCGCAAACTGGAATAAGTCCATGAGTGGTTTTGGTCCACTGGCACGTCCTCCGAAGGTCTTAAGTCTAGCTCCAGCTGGTCGGACTTTGGAGTAGTCAATCGTAGGTACCAAACCAGTATAGAGTAACCCAAGTAGCTCACGAAGAGCCGTGGCCCATCCTTGTTTTGAATCAGCAACCACAATAGTTGTATCAGTGAGTGTAAACTCTGAAGCGATTTGCGGAAGCTTTTGTACATATTGTCTTTCTACAGAGAAGCCTAAGCCTGTACCATTCATGAGAATGAACATAGCCTCGTCAAAGGCACGGACATCATCAATAGGTAAGTAAGAGCAGTTATAACCTGCAATGTTATCACGTTCTAGGGCCGGTCCTGCTGTCATAAGGGCACGCATGGATGGCATTAGATCTAGATTATAGATTGCATCGTATACTTCTGTGTATGGGAATGTCTCAGGGAAGCGTTTAGCCCAGAAATCACAGTAACGTGTAACTGTTTCCCCCCAATTCTCACGTCTACCTTGATCAGGGATCCAACGAGCGTAGCGTGATTTGTGAATGTATTGTTGATAGTCTGTTAAGTTGTTACTCATCAAATGGTTCTTCGTCCAGTTCTTGTTCTAATTCATCAGCGAGTTCTTCGATTAGATCTTGGAAACGCTCTACAATATCCTCACTAGTGATTTTAAGGATCTCTAGTAAGGATACTTCATCTATGCGACGTAAACGGTCGAATATATCTACTAAGGTTAGCATTTATACCGATCATCTAGGTCTGGTCGTGTCTTGGTCATGTTAGATAGAAACATCCAGCAACAGCCAAGATGATCAATATGTGGAAGGCCACTTTCTGCGTCAATGTCTTCGCCTCTTTGTAAAGCAGCGAGGTGGCGGAGCATAGCAGCAGTGAGACGACTATAACTAATACCATTTCTCCAATTATGCTCGTCATACTTCTTAGCTCCAAAAGTTAATACCTTGGCAAGACCTTCTAGAGCATCGAAGTCTAGGAGATCCATTCTAGGTTTGTCGTTATCATACTTGAGCCCCCCTTCGGGGATCATGTCTTTAATGTCTTTGTCGTTAATCATTTGTGTTGGTAATACGCTACTGCTAGGAGAGCTAACCCTACTATTAATAACATACATTTCCTTAATTTGCTTGTCTAATTGTGGCATGCGCCACGTCAGTTTTTGTTGATCTGCTCCAGGTCCCACAAGACGTGCATTGATATCGTTGATATGTCCCTGAAATAGTGCGAGCACTTCCTCGTTTTTGGAGTTGAGCTCCCCCACAGTTGGGGCATATGTGTTCATCTTTTCCGTCATAAACATTCCTGTTAGGATGTGATTTAATCCAAGGAAGAACTTTGTGATATACTTTTTCAAGTAATACAACGTCTTGCTTGTTGTACTTTTCCATGATCTTCCATGCATTGGGATCGCCATTCATACAGCGTACCCATAATCCATGACCTTCATGTCCTGTTTTAGAGCCAAGGCCGAGGCGTTGCGCTACATAATCAAGTTTGTTAGAAGGGAAGCGGAAGTTACTACGCATTGTCCGTAGTAGGTCAATCTGCTTATATGGAGCTGGAGGAGACATATCATTTAACAAGAACTCCTTGTTGAGTGTTGGCATGTCGAACTTAGTGCCATTGTAGTGAACAACAGCATCTGCTTCGTTAATCATTGTGTAAATCCGCTTAAGCATTTTCTTATCGCTGGATTGATGCACTGAATCGAAGAAGATTTCTTTTTCACCTAACCATTTAGCAGCCCAGCACATTACGTACGAAGACTCTTGCAGTTGGTTAATAGAGACGTTCTGTTGCCACAGCCCCCATACGTGAGCCGTATTGGGACTTGTTTCTATATCTAGTAATAATATCTTCATTATGCTATTGGTTTAATCCAAGTTATTGGTTCTTTGCTATCTAGTGAATATACTTTGACTGGTTCATGACTCATAAGATCTACTTGACATGCCCAGTATACAGCGTCTTCTGCTGTGCCGCCAGCCCTCATGATTGCCTCAGCTGCATGGATACCACTTCCAATTGCCATAAAGGTACGCACAGGCTCCCATTCAATACCATCGTCACTTACTTGTAAACCCTCGTCAGTTAATATCATGAACGTGTTGTCATTGTTTTTTAACTTTGGAGGTACTTTACTTTTAGTTCGTAGGTATTGGAGGACTTTTTCACAGTCACCAAAGTGACCAGCACCAGCGAACCAACCATCAGGTATTCGTGAACATTTCTCATCGAAGTACTTTGTGTTGGTGTCTGTATCTGAGTACTGGCTGTCTGTGACTATGACTTTACGTCGCCAATCACCTACAATAGTTGTCATGTTATTGAGTAGCTATTGATGTAGGTGCTGTTGGTTTGGGTGGGCGTCCACGAGCTAGCATAGCATCGGCATTAGCCCAACAAGCATCAAACTGAACAGTAGATGGATTTTGGTTTTTGTCTAGCAATGCATCAAGGAATGTATTAGCAAATAAGCTACGCTGACTTACTGATACACCCTCTTTAAAGCCCTCTAAGAAAGCACCCCGCAAGGCATTGTTCATGTCTTGATCTGTTACACGCTGTTCGTGTAGTGTGGCAATTGCCATATTATTGCATCCCTTCTGGTCCTTCGACTACAACAACGCTACGTGTGTCAACGAGTTGTACTCCGTTATTAATTAAGATATCCATAGCCATTTCAAGTAACAGATGTACTTGATTTGTGCTAAGGTTGGCATGGAAGTCTACGCTCCCATCAGCCATTTCGATTATCTGATGTATTTTCATGTGAGCCATTCTGGCGGCAGACCATCACGCAAATCCGACCACATAAAGCCAGCCTTAGTTGCCCAGTCTCCGTAAGAGGTTTTAGATCCTTTTCTTAGTTTAACTCGTGCATTCTGGAAGAATAGATAGAATGTATGGTCAGGATATTGTTCCTTGACCCATATCATCTTCTTTCTATCTTCAACAGTTAGCTTACCTTTAGTTTCAATGTAAACCTTGTCTTTTACTTTCCAGTCAGGAATGTAAGTTCTTATGGCTTCAGGTTGCTTGAACTTCAGCCGGTCCGGTTCGTACGTCACTGTGTCCGGGATCAGAGTCCTGAACTTCGCTTCGAACTTTGATTTGTAGGCTTGGAGGAACCCAGAGTTCTCCTTGACTTCTTTGGATATAGAGGAGCGCCCCATTTAAGTTAATGTCGTGTGCTTCATTTGTGTAAATATCTTTCACATAGTTGAACATGCTTAAGTCATCTGCTAAACTATCAATCATATCATGATGATGTTGCATGAACTTAGGCCATTTCTGTCTTGCTTTGCCGTCATAACCTGGTATGTTATCTGATACGTCTCCTAGGATTAGTTGCTTGTAGAAGCTTCTTAATCCGTCAAGGGGAGTTACGAACACACGTTCTTTGGTTACAAAATTAAAGTGATTTCCTGCAATCATCTTTAAGTCTTTGTCAATAGAACAGATAACGAAGCCGAGTGAGTCCTCACAGTCTGTGGCAGCGATACCAATAAGATCGTCTGCTTCACATCCTTCTGAGATAACTGCATTCCATGCTTCGACAAGGTAGTCCCTACATGCTTGTAGATGTACAGGCTTGGGCTTGTCTTTACGATTGGCTTTGTAATCCGGATAGATGTCATAACGAAAGTTACCCTTGCCAGTAAGGAAGTTACGATACTCTGTACTTTCTGACTCACGTAGGATATCTTTCATCATGTTTTCTATCCGAAGTACTGCAATCTCTTCAGGTTCATGTTCAGCACTAGCAGAACAGCGATATGCAACGATATCACCGTCTATTAGTGCTTGCATCACTCTACAGTAGGCATATCAAACTCTACCATTTCGCTTTCTATTTCTTCGATTGTTGTTTTCTTTTTACCGAAGACGAAGTCCTCAAGTTCTTTTGCGGTGGCAATGACGTCGGATACTTTGAGCGACTTAGCACCCACAGAAAGAATTGCTGTAGCGTTGCTAAGAGACGACTGACGAATGATGTAGACTTGACGTGCTGCACGTTCTTCCGGTGTTTCGTAGGTGCTCCGTGGACTCGCAGTTGCACTAGAAGTGGATTTACTGGCTCCGCTACTAGCTGCTTGCGAACTGTCTGCTTTTTTGGCACTGACGAATTCGTCGTACCCTTTGTCGTTTTTGGCTTCTGTGACTTCAAATGTTTCTCCTGCTTGTGCTTTAGATAAGATTGGGTATACAAACTTCTTGCTAGATACTACGTTACGTGTTGATGTTTTACCATCACCTGTAAAGTTAATCTTAGCAATTTGGAATGATCCACGATCATCAATAATAACGCCGTTAACTGTAATTAACATACTACCTTTCTATTTAATGATTCATTGTGGGTCCGTAATGGCACTCACATGCTAATGGTATATTTGGTTTAACTCCGAACATCCTCTCAAAGTTTGTCGGCATGTCCGAAAAGCTATCTTCAAATAATTTAATAGTTTTTTCTACTTCTACATCTTCTACATCTACGAGGATACTGTCATGGATAGTTCCAATAAGACGTCCTCTAATTCCTGCTCGCTTAAACCTTTTCGCAAAGCATACTCTGATAATTGCCATGATGTCATGACCAGTTCCTTGTACAGGGTGATTTGTTAGTGTTGTCCATGGGATGGCTAGGTTGCCTTTGAAATCACGAACCAAGTCGAAGTACCATTCCCGTCCCTGAGGCCCAATGATAGGGAGACGTTGGCTGACCAATCGTGCCCAGGATTTGTGAGTAGTATCCAGTCCCTTGTATTTGGTGAAGAACTTATCTCCAATAGATTCCCAAAACTTAACCGTGCTGTTTGTTGCGGCAAATTCGGGGTCTTTGGAAAAGGCGTAAGCACTTCCTCGATAGATAGTTCGAAAGAGGTACTTTTTTGCGATAAGTCGGCTAGGAAGGCCGAAAGCTCTTTCATTCTCGCTATGTAAGTCTCGTCCTTCAAGAATCTCCTCCATCCCTATGGGATCTTGTGATAACCAAACAGCTGTCCACCATTCAAGTGCCTTAGCGTCAGCTTGTATAATCATTTCTTAGTTGTAAGAGCACATGTTGGATGTGCATCTTTTGGATGAAATAGTTTGTCATACACATCACGATTAAACATCATGAGAGCATCTTTAAAGTCGGAAGCTCCGTGGATACCAATGTATTCACTGAGATTAGACATGACAGTGTGTTCCCAAGATTCAGCGGCTACAACAGCCATTTCTTCTGAGATGATCATTGCTTGTTTAAGCTTGCCCATAGTCACTCCTTACAAAGTTCTGCATCTCCGGAGGCATATTCTGGAGATTAGGTTTGGTAGATGATAGTCTACCGGTCCATGTTGTTACTTGATTGAACTGCCCATGGATTTTGTTTTTAGGCCAATGCATTTCTTCATTGATCTTGATGAAACCTTGATAGAACTCATTGACTTTGGTTAGCTGTGCTATTTTAAGGAGGAGCGGCACTACACCAGTTTTGTCTTTGAGTTTACGAAGTGTGTCTTCATTTGTGGAGAACAAACCTTCTTTCTTTAATTCTGTACCTTTAATTGGTTTAACCAGTCCATCCAGTCGATGAGTTTGTCTATCAATCGAATAACGAGGCTGTCCGAGTTTTCCCCCTGACTTATATAATCCTGCCAGGACACGTCTTTCTTCCTCAATAGTGCCTCCATAGAGATAGGCACTAAGGTGATCAGTGCTATTAAAGTTAATAGGTATATGAGGGTAACGAGAGCCCAGTTCCGTAGCAATTTTACTGATTTCTTCAGTGAGTTTATTACTTTCTGTTTGACATAGATCAAGGTCCACAGGAATTCCATTGTATTCCATTTCTTCTAAAGTTAGTAAGTCTTCACAACAGAGATGGATTAGACGCCATTGTTGTGGTTTTAAGGTACTTAGTTGTTTGTAATATAATAACAACGTTGTTTTAACGTCATTGATGTTGTATTCCGATAAGATGTCCCAAGGAACAGCATCGGTATCAATACCTTTTTCCCAGTATTCAGTCTTGACTACATCTGTTTTTTGTGGGAGTTCGTACTTTTCCAAGCAAGTAGCGAGGCTAGGATACTTAGTACGCTGACGGCTAATAACATACTCAGCAACTTGACAATCAAAGACTCGTTTGTCCAAGGTATCAATGCCGTAGCGACGCAACCAATGAAGGTCGAACTTAATGTTAAATCCAATAAGTAGCTCTGCATTGTTAATGGTTTGTTGTAGTAGTCGTAATCCCTCACTATCGGGATGCACGCAATTATGTGTAGTGCCATCAGTCCAAGCAACAGACACAAGTTTGTTAGTAGCATCGAATGGATTTCCTTTATTAGAAGTTGTACACTCTATGTCTATTGATAAGAGTTTCATACATCTGCTTGGAATGTGCTGGTTTGGATTTCAGCATACAGACGTTGGTTTAGTGTGTCTTTGTAAATTGCGTTACATTTTTCACAGAACACATCAGCATCTAGTAAACTTTCAAAGACACCAAGAGTATGTGCTCCATAGCCAACACTATGAGGATCAATTGGTTCTAGTAGTTTACATTTTCTAAGTACGACATAACACGGTGTAAAGCGTTTTCTTGTCATGATGGCATATCCACGTAACGGGCAATGCCCGGATTGATTTGGACTTCAATGCGTCCATGTCTCATTTCTGGTAATGTGTCAATATCACCAGTGAGCTTATTTTTAGAGATGTTTAGGAATCTGACATAGTCCCAGCCTTCATCGTAGATCTTACCGATGCCTAGAATCCAGTCAGCTTCAGCTTGTTTGGATGTTTTTGCATTAGCAACGTTATTCATGGTGAGCCACCGCTGGCCGTCACCCGAACCGTCTGCTTGCGTAACACCGATAACAGGACCATATTGTTTGGCTAGTTCACGAGCCCACACGTAGATCTCACCTAATCGGAGATCTTCACGGTCATTCTTGAATCCACGGATTTTATCTATCTGATCAAGGATGATAAGCTCAGGATCAAGTTGGGCACAGAGACGTTCGATGTCGGTAGCTGACATAGACACCCCGTCAACCATCTTAAAACGATCACCAAGGCGTTTATCGAACTCAGCCTTGGCATGGGGTATATCTCGGAACAACTCTACGTGTGTGAGCCCTAAGGCAGCTTGGTAACAACGTACCATAACCTTGTCACACTGCTCTTCGTTGTTAATCCACAAGACAGTACGCTTGGCTTGTTGAGCCATTCGAGTAGTTTCTGAAGCCAGGAAGGTTGTCTTGCCTGTTTCAGGTCTAGCAAAGATGAAGCCAAAGTCACCTTTACGTAGTGAACCAAGAGATTTATTAAGGGAATCGAGTCGCCATCGCAACCCAGGCGTGGCGTATGTTTGTTGATGTAGTGTAGCTAAGTCTGTAGTCGTGAACTCAAACTCATTTTTATCAACAAGTTCTTCGGCAGTTTCTAATTGTTTAACAAGTTTGTTAACCGCTTCTATGTCTTTACGTCCCTCACTAGCATCGTAAGATACCAGAGCTAGCTGCGACAATACAGTTTTCTGCTTATACGCTTTAAGCAGATCCGCAACTAACTCTGGTCTTACATGGCAGGACCTAATAGTCTCGAGAACAGCTCTGTGTGTTTTATCAATCTTTCCAGATGTTTCACAGATGATCTCGAATTCCTCGACAGTAATGTTGGTATCATGTTTGGCATGATAGTTGTCAAGGATGGACAAGAGAGTTGATAGTTCTCGTGTAAGTTGTTTTTGATCAACATACTTACGATAATCTATCCAAGTTTGTTTAACAAGTAGAGACTTCAATACTTGAAGTTCTATCATATTAAGCTTTATTATATGTTATTTATATATATTATTATAATTAGTTATTATTATATATAATATTATAACATGGATTTTTTAGTTTGTCAAGAAGTATTTGATCTTTTCATCAGTATATTCTTTTGGATCTAAGTTAGTGAATACACACATAGCTTTGAGTCCGATTGATTGACTTCGGTTGACAATATCATGTGCGTTTTTCCACTTGTCTGAGTCTAACCAGACTAGGATACCACCACAAATACCTTTTAAACGCATCAGAAGGGGTGTAGAAGCCTCTGAACCCCATAAGGGCATGGCGTAGCCTTGCCGTGCTATTTTAATGGCACTAAGGAGGTCTTCTGTAAGAATTAGAACATTCTGTTTTTTACCCAAAGGATACAATAAATCATGGATTTTACCCTGTGATTTGTATTTGCTATGAGCATTTGTAGCAAAATTACGACCTTGATAGGCCATTAATTCTTCACCTTTGTACAATGGATAGATAAGTTGTTCTTTGGAAGGCGACCACAACATTCGATAAAGCATTCGTTCGGTCGGGGTAATTCCGTACTTATCAAGCCAGTTTACAGCGATGTGTGGTAAATTAGCAACACAGTCATGTGGTAATTTAACAACAGTTGTATCAATAGTGTTGTTTTTTGGCACATAATACTTAGAACCTGTTGTATATCCGCAACCAAAACAGTAAGCGGAGCCGTCGTCATAGACGCCAAGGTTGTCTTTAGAGCCACATTTTGGACATCCCTCGTGTTTAACGAAGGTTGCCATTAGTAAATATGTTTACGGATAGGTGATGGGAAGTAGACTTTAGTAGTCTGAGCCTTCTGCTTTTTCGT